GACCCTATATAATTACATCTCCTGTCTATGATGCAGTTGACAATACTTCATTAGCAGGTGCTGACATTGTTAAGTTGATTGACTTACCTGCCGATAGCATGGTTATTGGTGGAGCATTAGAAGTTCTTGAAGCTTCTGGTAATTCAAGCGTCACACTAGATGTAGGCACTAGCACTGATGTTGACTCACTCGTTGACGGTGGAGCAAGTAATGCTGCGGCTATAATTCAGTTTAACTTAAAAGCTGCAGGTGTTAACATGGTTACTTCTGCTGATTCTATTCAAGTGACAGTGCTTGATTCAGGATCTTCAGGAACAACTGCGTTACGTTTCAGAGTACACGCTGTAATCTGTGACGTATCAGTTAACCCTGTTGAATCTGCTACAGTTTCAACTGGAACTTAATTAATATGAGGGGCAGGGCAACTTGCCCCTTTTACTATGATTGCAAAAGAAAGTTTACGCAAAGGAAGAAAAAGTGGCAAGAAAGCCTGATAAACAACCACCACGCACAAAAAAGTATTACCGATCCACTAAGTCTGGTGCAGGTATGACAAAGGCAGGTGTTGCGAAATATAGACGTGATAATCCCGGTAGTAAATTAAAGACTGCAGTTACAGGGAAAGTAAAGAAAGGTAGTAAAGATGCAAAGCGTAGGAAGTCATTCTGTGCAAGAAGTGCAGGGCAAATGAAAAAGTTTCCTAAGGCAGCAAAAAATCCAAACAGTAGACTAAGACAAGCAAGGAGAAGGTGGAAATGCTAAAAGGTGGTCAAAAAAAATTAGATAAGAATAAAGACGGTAAAATTAGTGGTGCTGACTTTAAACTTATGAAAAAAGGTGGAAAGAAAAAATCCACAAAGAAAAAAGGGGCTAAACCAAAAAATGCTGCTCTGTACGCAAGAGTAAAAGCAGAAGCAAAAAGAAAATTTAAAGTATATCCATCTGCATATGCAAACGCATGGTTAGTGCGTACATATAAGAAAAGGGGTGGAACTTACGCATAATGGCTAAACCCAAAGGTGGACTAACAAAATGGTTCAAAGAAGATTGGCGAGATGTTAAAACTGGCAAGAAGTGTGGCAGATCTGGTAAGGAAAAGAAATCTAGACCGTATCCTGCGTGTCGCCCTAAATCTGTAGCAAAAAGGATAAGCAAATCAGAAGCACGTAAGAAAACAGGACCTAAAGCTGTAAAATGGTCTGTAACTGCTTCTGGAAGAAAACGCAAAAAAACAAGGAGAAAAGCGTAGTGTGGATTCCTGTTATCACAATTTTATGGGCATTGGGCAGTGGTGCTACTTGGGTTAATTTTCCAATGGTTAATTTTCCCTTCACATCTCAAGAAAGATGCTATCAATACATAGATCAAGTAAGAACAAGCACAATGAAAGATCCTCAGTATCTTAATGGTTATAGTACTTGTGTTTATGTAGGCAAACCAATGGGAGAAAAAACGTAGTGTTTCAAGCATTATTAGGACCAATAAGTGAACTTGCAGGATCATTCATGCAAGGACAGATAGAAAAACAGAAAGCTAAAGCAACATTAGCACAAACCAAAGCTGCTGCAGAAGCAGAGATTATGAAGACTGCGGCAACCCACGACTCAAAGTGGGAAATAATAATGGCACAGGGTACTCAAAACTCGTGGAAAGACGAACTGATTACAATCGTGGTGTTGATTCCAACAATTTTAGTATTCATCCCCGGTATGGAAGATGTAGTTAAAAATGGATTTCAACGACTTAATGAGTTACCAGAGTGGTATACATATCTTTTATTCTTGACAGTTTCTGCAGGGTTGGGCATAAAAGGAATAGATAAATTTAAAAACTTAAGGAGTAAATAAATGGCAGGAAAGAAAAAAACTAAGAAGATGGCTAATGGTGGTGCTATGAAGCGTACTAAGAAGATGGCTAATGGTGGTGCTATGAAGCGTACTAAGAAGATGGCTAACGGTGGTGCTATGAAACGCACTAAGAAGATGGCTAACGGTGGTGCTATGAAACGCACTAAGAAGATGGCTAATGGTGGTGCTATGAAGCGTACTAAGAAAATGGCTAATGGTGGTGCTATGAAACGCACTAAGAAGATGGCTAGGGGCGGCAAGAGATAATTAGTGTCGTATCTTATAAGTAACGTTCCACATTTTAATTGTTGGATACGTAAAGAGTTTACTTGCAACCATCAAGACTATCACGGTGAATTTTTACACGGAATAGTTATAGCAGTAAACACTATACCAGACAGGTCTTTAAGTTTTCAAGTTGTATTTACAGGATGTGAAGTTGACTTTGAAGAAGGACCTGAAGAAAATGTACATGGGGGAGCAATGTGGGCTAGGATGCCTATACAAGCTTTAGTAGCAGACGTACCCTTAAGTGAATGGCCCACACCCATGCAAGATCACTTAGCACAACCTTGGGATTGTGAATCAAGACATCATAGCGTTATTGTGATGGATAGAGTAAGTTCTAGTCCGTGGTTATGCAAGATAGATAACGAGTTTTACAAAGGTAAATACCTATTCACTGTAGACTACACAGACAGTGATATAGCCGATGATCCTGCACAACACAAACAAAGCCATGTGTTGTATCTTACAGATGCAGGAGAGTGGACAGGTAATTTAGTTGCATTACCAAATAACAGAGTTCGTGCAACAAGTCCTGCTCTGTGGCGAACAGGTGAAGGTCCTCCAGACTTTGCACCATCCCAATGGACTCACTCAGCCGAACAGCATGAGAGTTATTTAGATCCACATACTACATTTAATAACCTTTATCAGGAGAATGATTAATGCCACATTATACTAAACCTTTAAAAAAAGTTATAAAGGGTTTAAAAAAAGCAGTTAAAGCTCATGGCAAACAAGCTAAAACCTTAACAAAAATAGAAAAAGACCAAAGAAAAAGGTATCAAAACAGACACGTGAGAAAGAAAAAATAATGGCTTGTGATGTTTGTGATGGTGCTTGCAGATGTGGGGATGATGATTTAATCCCTGATAAAATGGCATATCAAGTAAACAAAAGAAGAATGGCTTGGGTTTTAATTATTCTTATGGGCATTACGACTATACTGACTCTAGCTTTTCCAGACAGGTTATCAGAAGCAGAGAGTATTCTCATGACACAATATATAAGTATGTGTGGTTTAGTAGGGGCATATTTTGGTTTTAGTGCAATCAGTGGGAAAAGATAATGGAAACATTTATAGATAGGTTACGTGTGGAATTAGAGATTGATGAGGGAAAGGTAAATTCTATTTATCTCGATCATTTAAATTTACCCACGTTTGGAATTGGACATTTAATTAAAGATAATGATCCAGAGTACGGACAGCCTGTTGGAACACCAATATCTGAACAAAGAGTTATTGAGTGTTTTGAACAAGACATAAGCATAACAATCATGGACTGCAAAAAAATATTTGATGATTGGGATGCTATGAACGAACAAGTAAAGTTAATCATGGCAAATATGATGTATAATCTTGGATACCCAAGATTTTCTAAATTTAAATTAATGATACAGGCTGTAAAAGATGGCGACCACATCGAAGCCGCAAACCAAATGAAACAGAGTAGATGGTACAACCAAGTAACAAACAGAGCCGACAGACTGATAAGCCGAATGAAAGGTGTGGATTTACAGAGCTAGAACTTATCAAACAACAAGACAGGGAAAGACATAAACTAGCCTTGTCTCAATACTTCAAACCTAGAGACAAGAAATTTAAAGGATATAAACATGCTTGACCCTATTACGTTATCTGCTGCAGTCAGTGGAGCAACGGCCGCATATAATGGTATAAAGAAAGCCATTATGATGGGTCGTGAGATTGAAGATTTAGGATCACAATTATCTACATGGATGTCTGCTGTAAGTGATGTAGATAACATTCACAAAAATGCAAACAGCCCTTCAACGTTTGATAAACTATTTAATGGCTCAATAGAGCAGGTTGCAATGGAGTCTTATGCAAGTAAGAAGAAACTCCAAAAACAAAGAGAAGAACTTAAAAATTTTTTAATAGCTAACTACGGCTTACAAGCATGGGATGATTTAATAAAAGAAGAAGGTCGTATTAGGCGAAGTAGAAGGGAAGCCGTATATGCTAGAGAGGAAAGAAACAGACAGATACGAGACTATACCATCATAGGCATTGCATCACTTATAGGATGTGGAGCAATAGGATGGATGATATGGATAGTAAGTCTTTCCGTCTAGCATTACTTGCACTTGCTTTTGCTGTTTACATCTTGCTAGGAATAAGTGAAGCAAGAGGTAAAACAACAACTTGTAGGTTAGCAAGTCAAATACTAGGAAACAAACAACGTGTATGTGTATTTATTGGAGCAAATAATACTCAGTATAGAGAATATCTTCCATATGATGCAGGAGAATGTCCAAGAGAGTATCAATGCCCCTACAGACCAAATGAAGAACCTTTTGACATAAAGAGTGTGGTAAAAAGCATAAAAGACCAATTTAAACGATAAAGGTTGCAATTTATTTCGTATACATATATACTAGAATATGAAGCAGTTGTGTAAAGAAGCGTTTGAGTTTGCTATGAAAAAAGCAACTACTGACCAACAAAAAGATCAAATCATAAAAAACTTCAAAGAAGTTTACAAATTAATTTATAAATTAGAGAAACAAGATGGCAAGCACGTATCTAGCACTCGTAAATAATGTGTTAAGAGATGTTAATGAAGTTGAACTAACTAGCTCTAGTTTTGGCAGTTCAAGAGGAATACAAACATCTATTAAAGACTTTGTAAACAGAGCTATATCAGATATAATAAATGCTGAACTTAATTGGCCCTTTACACGAGCAGAAGGCACACTTGATTTAATATCAGGTAAACAATTATATGCTTTTTCAACTGTATCTTCATCTTTAAAATATGTAGACTATGATACTGTATTTTTACAACCCAAAGATTATATCACTAATGGTGATTATGAAGTAGATGGGTCAG